ACAATCCGAGACACCAATCCTAAATTATAGCGAAGAGAGGTTTTAAAAATTACAGCATTTTAGTGCTTGGTCTTATTAGTAACATGCCCCCTTTAGTAAGGGTTTTCGCTTCGCGTTTTACGTTATTTTTGATTTATGTTTTTTTGTTTTAATTAATAGTTAAGGAGGTCTTCAATGACTAAAGAAAGCAATACACTAAATGTTCAGCCACTAGTACATGGCTTAATTCTAACTTATGCTCAAGGCATTCAATGTGCAATAGCTAAGCAATCAGCTTCTAGATATCCTAATCCTAGAAGAATGGAGCAAGCTGTTACTAATGGTGTTGAAGCTATAATGGGTCTAGCTGTGACTGCTAACAATAATGCACAACCTCAAGGTGGTAACTTATTAGCATCATTGGCTGGTATGTTGCCTCAACAAGATGATCCAAGAAAGCCTAAGGATGATCCAAGGTTAGTTAGACTTGAAACTAAAGTCCATAGTATGGAAGATGGTATCAAGACTTTGTTAAGTAGGATACCTGAGTAAATAATCTACCTATGGAGTTTGCCCATAGGACGGCCCCGAGGGAGGCGATGTGAAACAAATATCCCTTTTTTTTCTTTGTTTTTCTTATTATTTGGTATTGTATACAGGCATACATACATAAGTTACTTACAGTATTCGCGCATACAAGGTTAGCCATAATGTGTGTGTGTCTGTGTATAGTATATATAATAAACTTATACTAAACAACCGATAGATTTGGAGGATCAATAAAATGGTAAACAAACACCCTGATTTAAAACTATATGCTACAGATTTAGCTAATCCTGATGATATACCTTGGAGTGTTAATTATAATATGATTGAAGTTAACCCTGATGATATTAATAAGCTTAAAGATATAGCTAAAACGAAAGCATTTAAGAACTTGGCATTTGATGTCAATATAGAATATGATGAGGTTAATTATCGTTATTTAATCAACATGCCTGATGGGATGCCTGGTTCAATAGCTGATAAAGTATGGAAATTTCTAAGACCTAAAGGTATAGGGATGATATATCATTTATAATATTTGGTTAATAGTGATCACCAGCAATGTGCAAAGTATCACTAACAATCTTTAAAAGGATGGATCAATGATAGTAAACGTAATATATGCAGCAGTATTAATAACTCTATGTATTTGTGTGATGTGTGTAACATTCACAAGTATTTTCGTAATAATAATGTCTTGGAGAGAGCAAAAGCTTGTTAACTCAAAGAAATGTATAACATACAGAGACAAAACAAATATTATAGGAGGTAAGAAGTCATGACACAATATGATGAAACAATACTTCAAAGCAAAACAACTCAAAAATTAGTTGAATTTATAAAAGAACTATGGAAACATGCTGATAAACAAGTAATGTGTTCTGATAGTAATAATGCTACCAAAATGAAACATTTCTTATTAGAAGAGAAATATCATGTAATAGTAGAACTTGCTGAAAAAGCTAAAGATAAACGATCAATTAGTTATGGGAGAAGGCTATGAACGATGTAAGGTATTTTAGTAATAATAGAGGTATAAGTATCATAAGTAATCAATTTACATACGGTGGTACTGAAGGGCTTTATGAAATAGCTGTTATAGCCTGGTGGACAGATAAAAAGGGAAACAAAGATCATGCTGTGGATTATTCAACACAAATAACAGATGATGTTATTGGACATTTGACTATGGAAGATGTTGAAAAAATAGTTAAACGAATAAAGAAATTACCAGCAAGAAATAACAAGAAACCTCATCCACTTGAATTAAGAAATTTTATAGATCATATGCTAGATGATGAAGAGAAAGAATGATGGACATTGAAGATAGCATAGATTTATACATTGATAATCTTATTGATGTAAATAAACGTATTAATAAAAGCAAGACTAAGACAAAGATCATTAAATATGGAGCAAGCCATGAATCTACTTCCGATAGTAAAAGAAATACCAAAAAAAGAAGAATCAATAGTAACGAAAGAATACCTCTTATTGATAGACAACGAGTTAGACAGACTGAATAATGAAAAAGATAGATATGTAGCGCTATATACTGCTTGTAATGAATGCAGAGAAACATATAGACAAAGAATGAAGAAATATGAATGGATTGATAATAGCTTACGGTTCCTACTAAGCTTACCAAGGAAACTATTCCGACGCCTAAAGAGAATCCTCTCAGGCCGTAAATAAAATTGATCCACAGGGAATGGGTGTAACATATACAAGGGATGTTGCGCCCTGCCTCCTGAAACCAGGAGAAATATGAAAGAAATTGAATGGATTAGTAACTGTTGTGATGCTCCTCCAGCAACAGAACTAGAATATAAAGAAGAATTTGATGCTGAACCTATAGGTAGGTGCAGTAAATGTAAAGAAGGAGCAATCTTTAGAGAAGTAATAGATTTTTATTAATAAAGAACAAGGAGGCTATCATGCCAAACAACGATACAACAACAACAAAGATAGAATACCTACAAGGTAGTAGATTTGTTGAAAAACATGTCGAAAGCAGAAATCTAGGAGGCTTAAGAGCTGAATTAGATATTCCTGCTAATGCTGAAATTGCTGTAAATAGAGTTGATCAACCAGATTCTTATAGTATACAAGAAGGTGATCAAATCGCTGCAGTAGTTGAAGATAAAACTGGTGGACAATAAATTATAGGTTGGTAATTTACCTATAACAGTCGGAACAAGTAAGCGTATAAGGGGGGTATTACACTCCCCTTGTACAAATTGCTAAAGGAGGCAAATGGAAAATAATATTTTAACCTGGATTAATAAATCCAAGATCAAAGAAGTAGCAGAAGAGCTGTTATTAGGTCCTCAAGAAGATATATTGAGTGACATACAAAGATTTAATGAAATATATGATACCAATTTAGGTATTACTAAGCAATTCAGATGGAAACCTGGTACTTATGATAAGTATAAGAAAAGTTTAAATAAATTTCAATGTTTCGAGAAAAGAGCTAATAGTTTGCAAAGAATACATTATAGAATGGAAGATGTAAGATATAGATTAGGAAGAATGAAAAGCTCTATTGTTGATATTGAAACCAAATTATATGGATTAAGAAATGATGGTCAAATATTTCAAGACAATACTGAATCTTTAGAAAATGCTTTATCTATAATTAAAACATTATTAGAAGAAAATAAAGATATTACGTGTTTAATTAGAGAAAATGGAGACTATAACAATAGAACATTTGGATCTAAAGTAATAGATTTAATTGTTCCTATAAATGGTAATAAATTGTTTATTAAAACACCTGGAGCTGATTCAAAAATAGTCATGACACATGAATATCCATTTGAAATTGAAACTAGAATAACTGTAGGTTTAAATAAATTCTTAAATTACTTTATATCTTCAATAGAAATGCCTAATAAAGCTTTAAGAAACTTAGCTATGTCAGTAGGATCCAAACTACTAAACAATCCGTATAAAGTAAAACATCCTTTTATAAATAGAGGTTGGGATACTAATCCTAATGATTTATATGATGAAAATAACAATTTTAAAAACTATATATATTCTTGTATGGGGAATATGCAAGATGATATAGCTGGTCTTGTGTCAAGATTTGATTTATATAATTTAAAATGGTTATTAGAAAAATGGAATAGCAATTTTGTATTTAATGTTACTAATCCTTTAAATAGTACCAAGAAATTATATCACGGCAGTCCTGAGTTCTTAACAGATGATTACAAATCTATTAGAGGCAGTAATAACCTTGATGAAGGCAGAAATTGTACCTATAATGTAATTTGGGAAAGTATACCAGAAGGTACAGAACATTATTGTGATAAATATAAATGTACTTTAAGAGATACTTGTATAACATATAATATTCATATCAATTTAACTTTAAAACCTTTAGAAGAAGCTATGTTATATGAATTAAGTGAAGTATTTTCTGATGATATTAGAGATTTAATTAAACAATATAAATCTAGATCTAATATGTTTTGTAATAATATAGAAGATTTACAAAGATTGATTAATTTAAGTGAAGAAATTCATCCTAAAATCAGAACAATAGTAGACCAATATGTTGATATTGTAAATCATTTATATAGCGAAGGTTATCTTCATCCTAATCATAATGCTTATAAAAGAACAGAAACAAGAATATGTTTGTTGTGGGATGTGTTAATAAATGTTTGTAGCTTAGTCAATAAAAATCCAGATGTAAACAATATCATGCCAGACGATCAAGAAAAAGACAGAATAAATACAATATATCAATCTTTTGCCTGGGATATTGAAGACTTGGTAAATGATGTAGATTATTGTATTGAGTCTGCAGAAGACTTTGTAGATTTTGGAGTGCCTTATCCTGAAGTTAACGTACCTGTACCCGAAGTCCAAACAAATTCAGAATATCAAGAACCAACAAATAATGAACCTTTGCCTACAGAATGGGCAGAGTTTATGGCTAACAGAAATAGAAGACCTATATAGGAGGGATCAAGCAATGAATGTATTAATTAGTAGAGAAAACTGGAATAAAATTATAGCATATTCTGAATCAGCTTACAGACAATTTAAGTCAGAAATAGGTGGTATGGCAATATGTTATGAAAATAAAGATGGAGATTGGGTGATACACGATCCAGTGATATTAAAACAGACTATCACGGCAAGTAATACCCATCTTAAAAAGAAAGAACTTGCAATATATTATACAGATGCACATAAAAAATATAAGAAACATAATTATAGATTCTTATGGTGGCATTCACATCATACTATGCAAGCATTCTGGAGTGGAACAGATCTAGATACTATAGATGAATTTAAAGAAGGCGATTTTAGCTTTGCTTTAGTTGTTAATTTAAAAGAAGAATACAAATGTAGAATATCTGTATGGGAACCTATAGAAGTTCATGAAGACGTTGAATTAGAAATTGTAGATTCTGATAAGAAAGACAATGCAATAGATAAAGAAGTAAAAGAGTTGTGTGAAGAAGAAAATATTCGTACATATGGAAATGGCAATATGACTATATGGGGTAAAAATAACCAAGCACAATCACACAGGTCGCATCTTTCTCAGCAATTAGGAACTTCTCCTTTATGGGAATTAGATGTTGATGAAAGTTCAGATAACCAAGAAGTGTTAGAGTATTTAATAGACAAAGTTGATGAACTATTGCAAAAAATGTCTTATGGCGAAGAAGGCTTTAAAGGAATGTGTAAAGAGTTTAAAAAAATTAATACTAAAATGAAGAAAATAAAAGCTTCATTTAAATTAGATATTCCTAAGAAAGAAGAAGCTGATGAAATATATGCTTCTGATCCACAAGACTTTATAATACCTTCAAATCCTGAAGATAATGCAGCAATCATGGACTTAAACACCTATTTAAATGGATTGGCAGGTTTTCATGGCTATTACTAAAAAAGAAAAAAAACTAAAAGCAATAAGAAACAGGGTGTGGTATAAAGAATGGAGTGAAATGATTGAATTATCAGATACTTCAGATATCACATCTGTACTTATGAAGGTATTTAAAGTTTTAGATAGCAAGAAAGTATTCATGTATCACAGAAGTATGCTATGGTCTTTAGAGAGTCTACATCAGGCTCTCAAGGATCATGGTAAAGATAATGATGTTGAAAATATATCTAAAACAATAAAACGCTGTGGTTATGAATACAGCAAAGAGATAAAAAAGCTAAGAAAGAAAAAACAAGCACTTAGAGCAAGTGAAAGGAGGTTGAATTATGGGGATGACATCCCGTTTTGAAGGAATAATAAACAATATGCATGAATATAATTATCATGTATTGGGCTGTGGAGCGATAGGAAGTTCAGCTGCTATTCAATTAGTAAGAATGGGAGCTGCAGATGTTCATTTATATGATTTTGACAAAGTTGAAGACCAGAATATTGGTGTTTCTCAATATGGTCACAGTCATTTAGGAATGAATAAAGTGGATGCTTTAAAGAATATATTACAAGATATTAATCCTTATGCAAAAATAAAAGCAAATAATCACAGATTTGATGGTTATGAAGAAGAAGGTAATGATATAGTAATATTAGGCTTTGATAGTATGGCATCTAGATTAGAAGCAATTGAAATTATTGCTAATGAAATGAAAGCTAAGCCATTTCTTGTAATTGATGGAAGAATGGGAGCTGAACAATACCAACAATATGCATTTCAGAATTTAACTGTAAATAAATATAAAAAGAATTGGTATTCTGATGATCAGGGAGATCCTGAACCATGCAGCATGAAAGCTACAAGCTATTGTTCAAATATGGCTGGAAGTTTTATTGTAAATACAATAAGAAAAGTACTAACAAGACAACCTTATGATACTAAATTTTATTTTAGTTTTCCAATAATGAAGCTTGGAATAAAGTAAATAAATTCGTATATTATAAGGCCAATTAAATAAAATAAATTCAACCTAGGGAGGTAAGAATGAAAGTATTATACTTTGACGTAGAACGAGGATATCAAACTCTTGGATCAAAACAATCAATTAAAACAATGTTTCAATATCCAGTATTGAGTCCTTCAAGTTGGAATGAATTTCAATCAATGATTGCTAAAATCTATGAAGTAAAGAAAGAAGAAATCAAACTAGATGTAGGTGGTTTAGAATTTAGCGAAACAGTTGAAAAAGTCACTCCAAAGAATAATTTAAGAGTAGATGCTGTAGTAATTGATACATTTTCTGAACTATCTAAGAAATATCAAAGAAGTTTAGTAAATAAAAATACAGGTGTTATGAAGCTTCAAGAATGGGGCAAGTTAAAGAATAAACTAGATACATGTTTAGAGTTTATTAGCAGAATACCTGGTGTAGTAATATGTACATGTCACAGTAAACTACAAACAATGGATGATGGTGGTTCTAAAATAGTTCCATATGTAGACGGATCAACTAAAGAAGATATATCCAAATGGTTTGATTTTGTATTTTATACAACTACAGTTACCAAAGGTAATAAAAGAGCCTATAAATGGGTCACTAATAGAACTGAAAAATATGACCACGCTAAAGATAGAACTGATTTATTAGATGAAGTAATGGATCAAGACTATCAAGCAGTAATAAAAGCTGCGCAAACTAAAGGTTTTGAAAATTGTAGAATATTAATTATAGGTTCTCCTGGAAGTGGAAAAACATGGAGTTTGAAAACTCTAGTAAAAAGTAATTCCAGTGCACCTACTGAAAGACCAAATGTAGCCACTGATTCATATCAAGAATCAAATGGTGTTACACCCGTAAACTAATCAAATAATCATGGAGGTTATAGAATGAGAACAATGACTCTCAAAAAAGGTGGGACTGACTTCAGCCCTGGATGGAAACAAGTAACTATATCAAAAGCTCAATATGGCGATTGGCAAGGTACTAAATATCTAGACATATGGTTTGAAGGATACCCTGAATCATTAAATGCAAGAATATATGCAAAAAATGGTCAAAACGGAGAAGAGTTCGCTATCGGTCAAGTTTTCAGATTTGCCAATGCTGGTATATCTGGTGGACTTGAAGGAGCTGATGGAACTACTGTAATGAGAATAGACGATGAAGCATCTAATTTAATAGGTAAACAAGTAAATGTTTATTTCTATAAAGATGGTGATTATTCTAGAGCATTAAAGCAAGTTGCTCCAACTGTGTTTACTAATGACGTTGAAGGATTCAGCGAAAATGATGTAACATTTTGGAAAAACAAAGCTGAAACATACTTTAAAGATTATGTAGCTACTAAAATAGCTAATGGTCATGATACTAGTATGACGGTAGATGCTACTCAGCCCCCATTCTAAGAGTTTCGGGAGGAGAAGAGAAAGGGAGTTTACTATTGCAGTAGGCTCCCTTTGTCAAAGGAGAATTATGCGGTTAACTGAATATTTTGATTTTATTAAAAGAACTGATATAGGAATAGCGTCTAATCCTAAACCTTTAGATTATTATTATTTTAGTCCCTGGACTGAACATAAAAGACAAAGGTATTTATATCAGTGTGAATTAAGAGGTAAAAAACCTGTAAAATAGCTTAGCTGGCATACCTAAGGCAGAGGAGAGAAAGGTCTAGACGCTCATTATGCAAAGTATGCCAACATTTAAAATTAACACGGGAGGCAAATGAAAGAATATATAGCACCTAATGGTAAAGTATATGCAACTAAAGAATCTTATTTAGAAAATACTATTACCGAATTAAGATCACAACTTCAAGAAAAACAAACATATATAGATGCGTTGAAAAATGTATTAATTAAATGTAGAAAAGTATTTGACCAATTAAATGGTGATACTATAACATCGCTTAACTATATGAATAGATTATCAACAGAGATAAATAATATTATAGGAGATGTAAAACATGATTAAAGAGTTTGCATTTAGTATATCTAATAGACATCATTTTCAGGATAATACAAAAACAGCAGATTGGATGGGCTTAGATACTAATACATTTGTATCTTTGTATGATTATGATGAATATGTAATAGAATATTATGGAAGAAATAAAACATTATCAGGATTTGATGGTCCTATATATATGCCAGATGAATTTCTTTTAGATATAGATGGAGCTGATCCAGAAAAAGCAAGAAGAAAAGTTGTTGAATTAACAGTATTATTAAAAGAAATGTCTATTCCTTATAGACCTTATTTTAGTGGAACTGGATTTCATTTAGGAATACCAGGGGATGCTTTCAGGTGGAAACCTTCTAAAGATTTACATTTAAAAGTTAAACATGCACTTAAAAATGCAGGAATATTTGAATTTGCAGATCCTTCTGTTACCGATAAAACAAGAATAATAAGATTATTAAATACAAGAAATACAAAATCTAACTTATATAAAGTAGAAATATTTGAAGAATGGCTATATGACAGTGTTCCAATGGAAACTATTTATGAACATGCAAAGAAACCGCAGAAAATGTCATTAGATAATTTAGTTTGTGAACCAGTTTTTAATATAGTATCTAAAGTTAAGAAAGACGATAGTGAACAGGCAGAAGTGATAAGCATTTCACAGGGAAGAGCTCCAGATCCAGCACATTATACATGTGTACAGAAGATGTTAGACAGCGTGCCCATAGGCAAAAGACATATGGTTGCATTAAGAATAGCATCTCATTTACGTTGGCGTTATCCTGAAGAAATCGTACGTTTATTAATGGAGCAGTGGAGAAAGCAAATCTCTCTGCCTGATTCACCTTTTACAGAAACAGAAATGTCTAATTTAGTAGAAGGATGTTATACTGGACATAATGGAGCAGGTTATAGATATGGCTGTAATGATCCTATTATGGATGAGTTTTGCAGCACTCAATGTTTCCTGTTTAAAGCTAAAAAGTCTCAAGATACTATGGATGCAGAAAAGATGGAAGATGCTTTAATTGACTTTTATAGTGACAATAAGAAGCCTATTAATATAGGTGCACCTTATGGTCAGGATTTCCCTGTATATCCAGGTGAAGTAGTTATATTACAAGCACCTCCAGCTAGTATGAAAACTATGTTATTACAAAATTGGATGGTAGATATAGGTAAACCAACATATTTCTTGGAAATGGAAATGTCTCCAAGACAGATATGGTCTAGATTTGTAATGATAGCTAATAATTGGACAGAAGATCAATTAATCGAACATTATAAAAATGGTAATGGTAAGTTAAAAGATCAGTTTAATTGGCTAAAAGTAGATTTCTCTAGCCCTTATCCTAATGAGCTTGAAAAACGTATAATAACACAACCTGTAATGCCTGAGCTTGTAATTGTTGATCATATTGGATTATTAAGATCTAAACAAAAAGATAATAATATGAAAGTAGAAGAAGCATCTCAAGCATTAATGGAAATTGCAGTAAAACATAATATAGTAGTATTTGCTGTAAGTGAGATTAATAAATCAGCCTTTAAAGAAGGTATGGATATGGCATCATCAAGAGGTTCATTTAGAATAGCTTATAATGCTAATAAACTTCTATCATTATCACCTTATAAAAATAAAGAAACAGGTTTGATAGAAATGTTGAATGTTAAAAGTGATAAAAATAGAGAAAAAGAATATCTTAATGTTAATTTAACAGTGAATAATGTGAGGATTACAAATGAAACATGATAAAATGTTAGAAATGATAAATCACATTTTTGATCAAGTACGTGATATGCATACTAAAGGTCAAAAAGAATATGCGATGGATGAAGATAATGTATTTGCTAACTTTGAAAGAATAGCAGAGCAAACTAGCTTTGATAAAAAGATGGTGTTGTGGATTTATCTTATGAAGCATATAGATGGAATAGCCTCGTTTTTAAAAGGCCATAAATCTCAAAGAGAAAATGTTGAAGGAAGACTAACAGATGCTATAGTATATTTATGTATACTATGGGCTATGATAGAAGAGGAGAAATAATGGGCAAAATGAAAGCAGTTTGGGCTAAATGGGAAAAGAAATGGCAAGAATGGGAAAAAGATCATTATTTTCATTCATTGCATGAATACAATAAACGTAACCGGGAGAAAAATGTATTACAACACGACAAAAACAACAGCAAACAAACTAAAGAAGTTCGCAAAAACAAACAAAAGACAAGATAAATTAATTTTGGAATTGTTTAAAATAAATCCTAAATTAGAACTTAGTCCGTTTGAAGTGCAAACAGCACTAAAAAGATTAAGATTGTTAAATGCTCCTATCACTAGTATAAGAAGAGCTATGACAGATCTTACAACACAAGGCAATTTAACTAGAACTAATACTAGAAAATTAGGGCCTTACGGCAGAGATAGTTTCTGTTGGAAATTTAAAGCATAATTATTTAATCGAGGGTAGTGTGGTCCTATAAAGGAATATCACTAAACGTTTGGAGGGGAGAGATTGGAATGTCTCTGTGTAGATTAGTAATTAGAGGAGGAAAATGATTAAGAAAGAATCACCATTCGCTATAGAAGCAATGAATCAAGCTGTAAAAAATAAGAAAAAGAAAAAACGTGTTACTTATAAAGATTATGTTGATTCAGCTTTAAAATCTTCAGATAATGGGAGATGTTGGTGGATTTATGATTGGCTTATGATGAACCGTTAGGAGGCAATATGTTAGAAAAAAGAGAAAGACAGTTGTTTAGATGTACTAAAGCTGAGCTTGTAGATACTATCCTTGAATATGAAAGTAAATTAAAGGATATGGAATTAGATGATATGCTTGTAACTATCAATAAAAAAGGACACTTAGAAATGTCTTTAGAAGCTGATAAAGCATTGTCTAAATTCAATAAAAGATTAAAACAATATCAAAAGGAGGGGTATGACTTCGATAAAATCTTCAAAAGCAAAGGGAAGAAGGCTTCAAAATTACGTTAGAGATTGGCTTAGAAAAATCTTTTGCGATACAACAAAAGTTCCTCGATTAAAAGAGGATGATATAAAATCACAAACTATGGGAATGACTGGAGAAGATATAGTATTATCTCCAAGAGCTCAAGAAGTTATACCATATAGTTTTGAATGTAAAAATCAAGAAAAAATAAGTATATGGAAAGCATTAGAGCAATCAGAAAGTAATGCTAATGGAAGATGTCCTGTTGTGATCATTAAAAGAAATAGATCTAAGACTTATGCAGTTTTAGAGTTCAGGCAATTTGCAAAATTAATAGGGAGTGATTATGAATGATTTAATAAATTCATTTAAGAAAGATGTGGATAATTTAATAAAAGTAGCAGAAGAATCTAAGCATTATCCAGATAATTTTAAAAAGACTGTAACGTATTTACATGATTGTTTTGCTTATTTACTAAGCTTAATTGAAATTAACGATCAAGAAAAGAACTGATAGCAGCTAGTCTCCTTAGCTAGTTAAAACAAAGATAGGGCCTGGTTAATTCTGGGCCTTATCTAAATAAATTTAAAGTATCCTGCAACATTGCTAGTTCTTTATCTGTATATTTTTGAGTGCCTATTATATGTTTTTTCTTACCTTTATCTATTTCTTTATCTTCTTTTGATGTAAAATAAGGATCTACAAAGCTTGGAGCAATAGTTCTTATTCCTGCTAATATACTTTGTTTAACTTCTCCAGGATCTTTTGTACTAAATGCCATATATCTAGGTTTATATAAAGAAAGCTCTTGACCTAATGCTGTCCATGCACTTGTTTGCCCTTGAAATATTTTAGGAATAGTAGATCCAAAAGTTCTTGAAAACTGAGGATTAAGAAGACGTCCTAATTCGAAATAAGGATTGTATTCTTCAATTCCACTTTTAGGAGCAGCAGATGCAAATCTAGTTCCAGCTTCTTGATAAATAGTATGCAAATTAGCAGTATCTTCGTCACTTAAATTAGCATGTACAGCCCATTGACCAAACCTTATAAGATTTTTTATATCACTACCTGTTGGACCAAATAAACGTCCTGCTGGTCCCATTCCATAAAAAGCAGATTCTTTTCTAGTAGTAAATGCTTTTAATTTCTTTTCATAATCCTGTTCAATTGCTTTTATTTCTCTTGCCATCATTGATGCTTTTTGATCTGCACTTGCAACTCTATATTTCATTTCTTTTAATGGTTCTGCGTTTATTTTATTAAGCGCTTCTAATTTAACCATTGTAGCATCAGCTAATACATTTTTATACTTTGTTAAATCATCAGGCTCACCAGCAAAATACCAATAATAACCTTCTAAGAAATCAGCAGTATCGTTTTGTATAAGATTAGTTAAATCAACATTTAAAAGTGGAGTTAATACACCATAAATAGTACTATAAAATGTTGCTAATCTATATGCTCTCCAAGCTTCGGGAGTGTTAAATTGACGTCTTAACACAACATCACCTCCAGCTTCAGAAAGTATTTTTCTTTGATATTCAAAAAAGTTTATAGAATAAGTACTAAACTGACCTAATACAGAGCCTATAGAAGTTCTTAATGCTTTAGGTTTAGCATATATAGAATAATCATAATGTAAATGCTTTACTGCGTTAGCTGCGAATCTAGAAGATCTAGCAATAATTTCCTGTTCTATTTTTTCTTCTAATGTTTTGCCTTTGTTTTTCTTAAAAGCCCCAGGATTTGTTTCTATTGCTTTCTTAATTAAAGAATTATCTCTAGCTAAAGCTTTATAATGCATAGAAAACGCTATCTTAAATGTAGAAGCACGGTTAATTTTATTTTCTACTTGCTGCATTAAAAATCCACCAGCTTTAAGAAGTTTTGAATTTTCAAAAGAACTTAGATTGTCTTGTATCCAACTACTTTCTACTTCTTCAACTCTTTTAATACCATTTTTTTCAACTATCTTAGTATTCATCAAGAATTGATTTCTACCAGACATTTCTTCTATTTCTACAAAAAACACACCATGTCGTTTCATTTCTTCTTGAAGAATATCATGCATTTTTTCACCTTTAGACCAAGTATTAGCTTCCGACATTGCTTTTCTTCCGAAATAAATAAAGTTCTGAAAAGACTGTGTTGCATTTTTACCAGCAGATCTAATATTAAATCCAAGCTTAGATAAAAACTGCCAACTTGTTAATGCTCTTGAAAATAAATGTAATTTAGAATCTTTTACATTCAACCCTAATGCAGCAGTATGAGTATCACCTATATATCTTGTCATAAATTGCACATGTTCATCAAATCCCTTACCTTCTAATGTTTGTAATTTTCCTAAAGCTTTAGTTAATACATTACTAGCTCTGGAAGTAAAATTAAACCTTACTACATTTTTAACATACTTATCTAATACACCAACTATATCTTTACTCATATAAGTTACTGGAGTAGATCCTTTAGGCAGTGCATGACCAGACATAGATAGATTATCCTTTACTGTATTATACATACTATCAATATATTGACTAATTTCAGTAGTTTGTCCACTTTTAAATTTGTTTTGAGCTAAATCTTGACTGAATCTACTTAATGTAGGAAATATGTCTAATATTTGAGTAGGTACATAGTTCTTTTCAGGAACAAGGCTATATCTTGAAGCTTGTTTTTCATATTGGCAATTGCAGAATCTTTGCCCTGAGTTCTGGTATTAATATCATTAATAGTATCTATATAGTTTTTTAAACCACTTTTTAATAATTTAAATAAAGCAGGAGACATTTCAGAGTGCCATAAATGTGCTGCATTCACTAGATTTGTGCCATATTTAGCACCTTTTCCTCTATCTAATATAGAAGGTCCATTTTTATCATAATTTTCATCTATAGTAACAACGCCAGGCATTCCATTAACTATATTACTGACTTTCCAGCTATTAGGTCTTGTAAAAGCAAAGTTACCAGTCCAGCCTGAATTTCTAGCAGTTTGATTTTTAGATATATTGTTTTTTTGAGCTATTCCAGCAATACTTAGTTCACTACTTAAGTCTTTTACTATTGTATCTAAATTACTTAAATGTCTTTCAAGATTACCTCTATACCTATCACCAGCTATACTTAAACTTTCAGAATATTCTTTAGTGACAGGATTGTATTTCATAATATTTCCTGGAAGCTTAAACCATTCTCCAAATAAACCAGGAGCTTTGCCAAGTTTATTTTCCATCCAATCAATTTTTCTTTTTAATTTATCAAGTTTTTTCATTGAAGGATAATTAGTATCATAAGTAAAATCTTTACCTGTAATTTCTAAAAACAATCTTTTAAAATAATGACTACTTCCCCCAGCAGATTCAGAAATCTTTTGTAATCTAGGTTGTTTGGCCCAATGATCTAAGATTTCATCAACTTTTTCTTTTCTAGATTTTACCTCTGCACTTTTAAAAATATTAATACAGCTCATACACCCCCTTTAGCAATCTATACTACCGTTTTGAATTGCTTTGTTAGCATTTATTTGTTTTAAATCGTTTATTGTTTCTCTTTGTGTCCCTGATTCAGTAAAAGGATTTTTATGCACTTTAGGAACATCCACGTGTAAATAATTCTTTTTAGCTAAATCTCCTAACATAATTTGCAAGTCAGTAGCAGTAGCTTCATTCCACGACTTCCATCCTCTTATTCTTGGATGCATACCAGTATAATGATTTGGAACATATCCTACAGGCATAAAACCTCTTTGAGAATTTTTAAGTACTTCCATCATTGCTCCAGGATTTACAGGCTGATTGCTTAATTGATAATTTAGCCCAAATACATCATCTGCCATACCAAACATTTTCTGAAGATTAGGATTAACATCTACTTCTTGAATTGTTCTAGGAGTGTAAGGCTCAGACCAATCTCCATCTATTAATGCTGCAGGGCTAGAATATAAATCAGCATTCATTTCTCTGATCATTTGCAATGTCTGTATTTCATCAAAATCTCTTGTTAGTTTTCTTCCGTAAAATAAATTATGATAGTAATTATTATTTTGTGCAAAGATTTTAAATAATTGACTTTTATGTAGTTCTGGTATTAAATGATTAGGTGATTGAGCTATAAATCTTAATCCTAACTTAATCATTTGAGATGATCCTATGTGATATGAAGGCATTAATGTTCCATTAAAATAAGATATAGTAGTTTTATTTTGCTCAGGAGCCATAATTTTCCAAAGCAATAACTTCCCTAAACCATCATTAACCCCATCAAATTCCATCATACCTTTATCTTGCCAATGAGAATATAACCTTTCTAACATTTCCATAAGACGATTATTTACTCTCTGTTTATCCATCCAGGCTTCTTTACCTTTTCCGCTATAAACTTTTCGATTATAGTCTCGTACCATTTTTTTGTATGTCCTAACATGCTGTTCCATTTCAAGCATTGTTTTGCCACCATTATGATTAGGATCAATAGATAGATTATTTGCAAAATTATGCAATATATTACCCCATATCATATTATTTAAATGACTTTCATTATTTATACCTGTAAATTTAAAAGGACTATTTTTAGCTTGAGCTTTAGCTATTGTAATTAACTCTTTATAATTATTGTTTACCCAGTTTCTTGCCTGATCATAAGTTTTAAATCTTTTATGATTATTATTGTTCCAATTTCTTAAAATTTCTGTTCTAATTCCCATAGCAACAGTATGAAGCATTCGCTCAGCTATTTCTTTATTAGTTGTAAATTGTTTTTGAGCATCTTCTAATAATAATTTATGCTCTCCTATTCTTGATTCAATTGATTCTGCTAAATTAAAATGACCTTTTTCTTTTAGAGAATGCATTGATTTAGTCATACTTCTTATTTTATAATTTAAATAATTAGTAAAACCAAGTGTTCTAATATCATTTTTAGTTTCCTTTAATAATACGTTAATAGCTTTGCTTGCATCATTAGTTAAATCAAACTCTTTAATAACTCCTTCAAAAGTGCTTAATTTAGGTCCAAATAGCCTATTATTATAATCATCTAAAGTCATTCTGTTTTTGTATGTAATTTCAGACATAGCACGTTCAAATGGAAGTAAATTATCCATTCCTTTTCCTTTCATTGGCCTAGCACTATTTCCAAAATCACCAAAAGGATCAATTGTTGGTTGATTATTTTTTGCTATAAATATTTCATCTAATCTTTTTAAAGCAGAATCGTTTCCTTTAAACTTATTTCTTAACTTATAATATACTATATTCCCAACTCTACCCATTGTATGATCATAATCTCTTGTATAACTTAATATATCATTATATCTTACAGAGCTTCTTTCACCATTTGTAAATACACCTGTTCCTAATTGAAGCATTGTTCTGTAAGGAGTTAATAACTCAAATAACATTTCCATTTCAACAGAATTATCTACTACTCTACCGCTAACAGAATACTTATCTGTACCTTTAGCATTTTTATCATAAGATTTTTTAACAAATAAGCCTGTATATTTTTCAGCAGGATCAAGTTTATCATTTCCAAATAAAAAGTTCTTTTGCCATTGTTTAGAATCAGCATAACGCTGCAAATTATAACCTGTATTGGAATCAACGATATTTTGTATATCTCTTGCTAATTCAGCAGCAATGTCATCCCATTTATCTTTATTTAATGCAATTTTTTCAAATTGTCCTAATTTAAGCTCTGCACCTTCCCCAGCTTTAATAGAATCGTAATTCTTTACATATTGCATAACTCTTTGCATTTTAGTAATAACTCCACGCATAAACTCTGCGTGAGCTAATTTTTCATTATATTGTCTAATTGAGCCAGGGTTTTCAGTAGTTGGAAAATCCATAGTTTCAATAGAAGTTTTTTTAGCTTCACCATCTACTTCTATTTTGGATACTTTTCCAGAAGATTTTGTCCAAGAATCAAGAACATCTTTAGGAGTATTCCACCAGAAATTAATAACATCAATATCAAAATCTGCTTCAATTCTCATTTTCATATCCCAGCTATTTAATCTTGCTTGGTTTCCTACTTCTTTGCCTAATATTTTTCTTAATCCAACAACTGGAATATCTCCAGGTCTAGTACTAGGTGTTCTATGAACAGCTACAGCTATTGCTAAGTCTCTACCTGTTTTACTAGAAATATACTCTAATAATTTATGAGTAACATCTAAAGTTTCGTTATTAGCTATATTTTTTTGACCTTTCGTATTTTCACTTTTATTAAAATACTCTATAATTGCATTTTTAACTTCTTTATTAGACGCTAGATCGTTCCAGCTAATTACTTTATCAAAATCCTTAGTATTATGCTCAATAATGTTCAATTTATTCTTATCAACTAATTTATATCTATTGTTAAAACCTATATCAATTTGTCCATGCGTAAACAAAGTTCTTTCGCCAGTTTTATTATCTGTAACAAAAACAGTGTTTCTTAAACGAAGATCTTTTCCTGGTAAATCTGGCACAAGTGGAGCTTGGCTTCCAGACTTACTTTTCATACTCATCACAGAATCATCTAAATATTTGCTTCTTAGCTGATTTTTATAGATATCTGCAAAAATAGGACTAAAAACATATCCTCCATTATTTATCCATAAATCGAATGATTTTAAAGATCCATTATTTGTAGAAGATTTATTTAAATAATGAGCATGAGCTAAAGCTTCTAATGGATTATTAGGGTTATAACTTTCAGCAACTCTAGAATCCCATTTGTCTAATTCTCCTCTTAATAACCAATCAAACATAGATTGCCCAACAGCTTTATCATGCCAATTTGTAATTTGATAAGGAAGAGTTGCATCTTTATCTGAATTTTTCACCATTGTAAATGAAATTTCATTTGTTTTGATTTTTGTTCTAGCATCAATTCCTTCAGTAGCTAGAAAATCTCTCATGCCTTGACCTTCTCCTATTTGATAATAATCAAACTCTCCTTTTACAAATTTAGCTCCTGATTTTACT